CATGGAAAATGCACCTTTAGTAAACCCATTAAAAGATGATCCGTGTGCCAGCATAGCTTGAGTAAAAGTTTTTCCTGAACCTACTCGTGGAGCTAAGTTAACTCCAATTCCACCTGTAACAGTATCAGCAGGAGATGGAGCAACAGCTGCATCTCGCCCCATCCAATCTCTACCATATTGAATTGGAGTATACTGCCAATCTTTTTCTTTTATTTCAGCCATTGTTCTTTTCTTTCATTACAGCGTTATAGTTATCCTTGAGTTTCAGGAGGGTTTCCAGTAAAACCATCTTCCCCTGCAGATGGAACATTTCCTGTTCCGATGTTGCCCCCACCAACCCCTGAATCGTCAATTTCTTGAGACTGTTGAGGTACTCCTCCAACCCCTGCCATGTCTGGGGATTGTTGACCAGTTGGCTGACCATCTGTGCCTGTTGCTTGTTGAGCATTTTGTAATCCTTGTAATAGTTTAGCATAAATTTGAGCATCATTAACGTCATTAACTAAGCTATCAGGGTCTATATCCTGTGAGATAGCTAGTTCACGCATAAGATTAGGAATCTTAATAAATGGTGCTAACATTGGATTTGATACTGTTTGCAACAGAGTCATTAATCGTTGACTTCGTACTTCTTTTTGCATTACTGCTGCAGTACCTCTTGGTTTAATTTCCAGATCGCCTACTGTATCAGGTGCATCCTCATTAAATTGCATATTCCATTGAAAGTACGCTTCTCCGATTGGTTTTAGCAAATAATCATCAATATTCTTGACGACAGTCTTTAAAGATAATGATGCTCCACCCAATAACATAGATAATCCAGATGCAGTTCTACCTGTGCCACTTACACCTGTTTGTCCGTGCATAATAGATGGTAAACCTGTTTCTTCATCAGCGAGTTGCCGACTGATTTGGTACATCTGTAGATTTTCACCTGCTGTGTTAGGGAACTTTAAGCCATTGATAGCTGTTCCTGTAACTCCAGACTGTCTTCTAAATATTTTTCCGGGGAATATATCCATATTTTGTCCCGGAACAAGACTCGCTTCATCTACATCAAACACCAGATTACCTGCTAATGCTAAATTGTCAATCGCCATTCTAACATGACCATTCATTAACATCTGAGCATCTTCCATATTTTCTGCTACACCCACACCCCATAATTGATACGGATTTGTTTCATATGGAAATACTTGATAAGGTATTCGTGCAGGAGTAAATGGATTAAGTACACAACGCAGTACACAATTACCTGTTACCCAAGCATTAATCTGTACCTGATCAAACTCTGACATATCTTCTGCAACATCTAGACCTACTTCTTTAGCAAACTTAACATCTAATACACCCCAATACTCCAGAACTTCATATCGGTTTTCAGCAGTATTAGGTTGTGTTTCATCATCACGAATAGTATCCTCATAATACTTATCTTCGTAATTAGGACCTTTAGATAATGCCATTTCAATTTGTTCTGCACTGAAATGTGGTCGCTTAATTAATGCTCGTAATTGCTGTCGATTTAATCGATGACGTTGGATTACATATTCACAATCTTCGATTGACGTAGCTGATGGATCTGGATGAAAATCCCAACAGGACACATTTTCAATACGTGGCACTGTCTTTTCATAGGGCATATATTCTCGTTGCCCTGTTTCTGGGTTAACATCCCATTTATGTATTCGTTTATAGAAATTTAATGGACCTTTAATTATACCTGTACCCAACATTGCTGCTTCAAAGATAGCGTGTCGGAATACACTTGTTGCATTAGTATCCAGTAATTGATCGTGAATAACTTTTTCTAAATTTAATGCAGTTCGTTTTGCAGGTTCAATTTGTGGTTCACCCATCCTAGCTGGTCCAGCCCTTAAACCTGCTTCTGCAAATTCATTGGCTATTCCCCCTAGGAAATCTTTATTTCCTTCTTGGGAAGTTGCTTCCATTGCTCCCGGCAACAACTCTTTACCATCACCTTTATAACCATATGGGTCTTGGATAACTTCATCTAATGGAGTTTCCATATGGGCAAATTCTGCAACTCCTTCAGGTACTGGAGTTGGTTCAACCACAATAGGAAATTTCTTGTTGCTGAACAGAATATCTGATATTTGTCCATAGGCTGCAAGAACTTTAGTTTTGGTTATTTTTATAAAAACCTGAGAACGTTCAGAATCTCTGTATTGTGTAGTGGAATCATATATTCCTCTAAAGTTTTTATACGCAGTTAGCCAACGATCCTCGTGTATCTTACGACCATTTTCAGCATCATCAAATTTAGATCGAATATGTCCTGCTAGTCCCGGCATTGCATCTGCAGGATCTAACACAGGTACAGGAGTATCGTCAGCAGGTTCTATAAAATTCTCAGACATAATTTACTTTCGGTTTAGTAGTCTTTCTGGTTAGCCATTGACCACATAGAAGACTGTACAGTCGGTTTAGACTGCTTTTTAGGATAAGCCTGAATTAAAGTTGCATTTGGATTATCTATATTAGGTGTGAAATCTTTCTTTTCTCTCGTAAGATTAGCTTCACCTGAATGATCTGTTACTTTAGTCTTATCAGCACCCATAATATATGAAGCACCGTAATTGTAGTTATTGTCAGGCATAATGCCCCTCCTTTAGTTAGTGTTTATTTGTGATAGTGCTTTTTTAATAAACCCTTGCTCTGCTTGAACAAAAGGTTCAGCTACAGCACCTGCAGCCTGTTGTAATGGGTCATCTTTTTTAGGGAAAAGTGCTTGTCCAGTAACACCTAATGCAGGATCAACTACATCTGTCACAGCTCTACCTATTTTTGAAAAAGTATTTGGATCAACAAATTCTTCTTCAGGGGTTGTTAAAGTGTCGTGTGCTGCTTTTCCCTCAAAAACAGTACCTATAATTGGTATTGCACCAGCTGCAGCAATTAAAGTTTTTTGAACAGGTTTAAGATTAAGTGCTTTTAATAACTTGGCAAAATTTTCATTTTTTTCTGCAGCTTCGGTTATATTTGCATATTCTTTAACTGGACTAGATGTCCTTTTTATAACTCCAACAGAATCAAGTTCTGGATCTAAACTTCTAAAAGAATTATTTCTTAAAAAGTCATTTAATTCTTTTTGTTTTTTTACTCGTTCAAGTTTAGTTTCAGTTTCATCTAAATATATTTTTTCTAATGCTAATTTTAAACTTGCATTTGCATTCTGTCTAGCTAATTCAAAATCTACTTCTCCTACTGTACGAACCATACGCTTATCCATGTCTGCTAAATCTTTAAACTCTGAATTTTCTGGCAAAGCATCTATTACAGGTTTGGTGTTATCTAATTTAATAGTACCATCTGCTAATCTTACTATACCTAAAGTTGGAATGTCAAGATTCATTAAAACACCTACAGAATTAAGATTTCCAACTCCTAACTTGTTAGCATATACGTTTTCCAAACCTCGTAAAGTATATAAACTTGAATCTGGTCCTCCTATAATATCGCCAACGTAATGTTGGGCTGTCATTTTTTTCATTAAATCTGACGACATTATTTCACCAAATGTTGCATCTTCAGAATGCCCCATTAATTTAGAAATTGTTCCTGACATTCCTAATTCTTTAGCTAAAATTGTAGGAATAATTTTTCTTAAATCAGATATTCCTCGTATTGATCTTCCCATATCCTTTTCAAAAGGTTTCATAAGATCTTTTAATCCCCCTTTAGCTGTTATAGCTTGACTCATTTTATTAACTGAAGTATTAAATATAGGGGTTTTACGCTTTATCTCTTCAAATTCTTCTCTTGAAACAGGTGTTCTACCTTCAGGTTCTTCATTTCCATCTACTATATAATATTTTTTTGATAATTCCTTTTCTAACTTTTCTACCTGACTATTTAAAATATTTTTTACAAGTTCAGGTACAGTTAGTGCATTTCTTTTTTTTGTTTTTCTTGTCCATTCAGAAATTTTTCCTGACGCTGGATCATAGTCTTCTAAAGTTAAACTTGCAATTTCATTAGGTCGAAAAGGAATTATAGCATTAACTGCTACAGCATGTCGTGTGTCTGCATCTTTTATACCAGCTATTGCTTGAGTAATTAAAGGTAAAGAAATCTTAGCTTCAGGTACTTGTAATAACTTTTTTGATAGTCTTTTTTGAACACCACCAAATTCTTTACCTAACGTAGTTTCTATTCTTGTTTTTAAACCAGTTTTAGCATATGATCCTTCTTGATCACTAATAGCCCAAAGACGTTCTAAGCTTCCTTCTATTGCTTTAAGTTCTGTCCAAGAATTTTCTGGATATTTCCAATTTCCTTTCTTATCTTTATACCTCCATTTCTTAGCAAGATTTTGTATCATCTCAACTTTATCAAGACTTGAAAAAGGAGTATCTAAACTAACCCCAGCGTCAACAAGTTTTTTCTTTAAACTTCTTATTTTTGATTTAACAGCTTTACCAGTTCTTTCCGATGCACTGTAATCTAATGCTTGATTAATAGTTAACTCACCACTAGCTGCTAAATTACCGTATGTTTTATAATCTACACCTGCATCATCTAATTCTATAGCAGATAAAAATGATGTTTGGGGAGATTGTCCTCGTTGTACCATAAATTAATATCCGAATGTATTATCCATAGGTTTGAATGTCTGGTCTTTTATTGCCTGTAAACTTTTATGTATTGATGCATGTCCTGAAATTCTAGTCATTACCATATAACGCAAAGCGTCATAGGCATGATCTTCAGCTTTAGTATCTACATCTTCTGAATTGGTCTTTGATAACGGTATTCCTGCGAGTTGCCGAATAATGTTGTTACATGTATTAAATATACGGATTCTAGGTAACTTTGTCAATGGGTTATCTGCCAATCGTCTATGTATTTCCATTTTACCCTGTAATCGATTACGATCTGAAGGTGTCCACCGTACTCCTAATCGCATCATTGTCTCTGCTATCGATGGTCCAAAGCCTGTCTTATTCCAGCAGGATGAGTCAAGAACAGAATAATGGGGTTGAGGTTCTAACTCCTCAAGTTCCAGTATTTTATCTGCTAACTGTTCTGCAGTGTGTTGCTTAACATATAACTCTTTATATATCCATATGTTATTATCCCAATCGATTGCACCCCACAATACACATGATGGACTTGCATATCCATAATCTGCTGCACGTATTCTGGGCCAGTTGGTTGGCATTTCAAATGGTGCAACTATATGCTTCTCTTTAGAAAACTCTGGGAAGGCCGCCCCCTCTGCAACATCCCAATCCCCTTCTAGAAGTCTCTTCCGTTCAACTTCTGGGAGTGATCTGAGCATGGCTTCATATCGACCATCTTGCATCAGATAGGGGTTATCGGTCAACCGTGCAGGAATAAACTTACGGTAGAACAACGGTTGCCTTGCTTTTTCATGGCTGTCAGGATATAGTAACTCTTTACCTGTTTCTATATCTGTGGCAGTAAAAGCTTTGTTGTGTTCATGTGGATCAATATACATTTTCTTAATCCACCATCCACCAACTCCACCGGGATTTCCAGTACAACGCATAGACATATTGGGTCTTAATTCATCGTCTGTAGTACGCAGTCTGGAACGTAAGTAATCCCATACGTATGGAGTAGGGTATTGCGTTATCTCGTCTATTCCAATCCAGTTAAATGCCTGTCCTTGAAAACGAGTAACGTCTTTGTCTCTATCCAAGTATGTAAACCACATCGTTGCTCCAGAAGGAAACACCCATGTGGATTTTGATTCTCGGAAATGTGCTTTAGGAAAAGCTTTTGGGTATAATTGTCTTGACTTATCTATAAGTTCAGTTAATTCATCTAAAGTGCGTCTGAGAAGTAATCCACGATGATTAGGATTGTGACAATAACGGAGAGGATCAACCAGCAAGGCAAAACTTTTGCCCCCACCTGCCGCTCCCCCATAGAGTACATCTTCTTCAGAGGATGATAAAAACTCTTCCTGAGGACCATTATTAGGCTTGAATATAACTTCCTGATCACCGACCAGATCCTCAACAGGATTTGCTGTGGCAGTGACATCACCCATATCCACAACCCTAGTAGTTGTTCCGTTAAGTCCGTTCTGTATTTTTTTAGCGTTGTCTGTAATTTGTTTAACATGTTGCCTGTGTTTCTTTACTTTCTTTGCTGCTTCATCAGCTGCCTTTTTATGCCGCCTGATTTTTTGCTGAGTTGCTCGTCTGGCTCGTTCTAAAGATGACAGATGATAAGTTGCTTTAGGTGCGTTAGGGTCTTTCTTGGGTCTACCTCTAGGTCTTGCTGTTTTTTCTTCTTGCATTTTTCCATCGTTGAGTGTACCCCACAAGACCACCCCTTTTAGCTGTTCTAATCATTCTAAGAGAATCTGGAATGTAAGCAACGCTGTCAAGACCACCCTGCATGTATTGCTCTCGTCTTGCTCTTGTTGCTGCAAGCATACTATTGCTGTATGCCTGTGCGTCTGCTAACCTTTTTGCTTCTTCTTTTCTGGTTCTTTCAAGTTGTTGTTGATGTGCTAAAGCTTTAGCTGCCAGTTCATCTTGCTTTTTCTGGATTTCCTGCTGTTGTTTTATAGTAGCTTTTGAAATTGTGTCAGTTGATTTAAGTGTAAGATTGGTTTTAATCGTATCTTTAGCTTGCTGTCGTTTTTCACGTTCTTGACGATCTTTTTCACGTTGACGTATCTTTTCTTGCTGTTTAGCATCTGATTTAGCTTCTCTATCAGGTCTACGTGATCGATTTCCAGCACTTCTAAGATTAGTTGCCATTGATTTCCATTCCCTTTTTAGCTGGCAACAGGACTACACCGTGTAATGCCTGTACATTATGGTTATGTGTTTCCTCTTTTCCTAATCCGACTCGATTAAGCAACGATTCTGCCGCCTTTAGCCTTAAATCATCCCCTCGATTTACCTCCGGGGAGTCTATCGTGTTGATCAGACGCTGTGTTGCCTTTACAGATGCACTTGCTAACAGATTTTTTGACCGTTTGATGATTTCATCGGCTAATCTGTTTCGCAACCACCCTACTGAACCTTTAGTGTATCCTGCATCAGTTGCTGCGGCAACCACTGCACCACCATTACTGAACAGATTAGACAGGAACAGTTCTTCTTTTTCCGATATTTTAGTCGGTTTAGTGTTTTGAGGTAATAAATTCATGGTATTTCCCATATTACGGTGCGTAAGTCTACGTACTGGATGCAAATTAAGCTATACCTGTGCCAATGTGACATCTTGCACCTGTAATATACATATATAATATAGGTAAATACCCTTATTGTCAAGCGATTATATTGTCAATTTTTTGACTTGACAAATGTGAAATTTACCGATACACTAGGTTAGTGTCTCCGGGGTTATATATATAGCACACCCCCCCTACCTATAGAGTTGCGAACAGGGATTACCTGTAGCGTTGCAAACTTTCCCATACAGAAAACCATAAAAAAATAAAATTGATAGGGGTATTGCATAGCAAATGCAGGGGTACCCCGGTGACCCATGCACCTACGCACGCATAAATAAATCCAATGTTTTCAATGGCTTATCATGGTAAAATTACTAGAATTTTGCTAGAATTTAACCTCAATGAAATATTGAACCCCAAAAAAACAACCATTTTAAACACTCTTTAAAACTATTATTTAATTATTATTACATCATACGCATAATACACACGTTGATAATTTGACAATTTTATTTTGTATTGAAAACTTTTAGGAATAACTGTTGAGATTGGATCGAGTAATAATAAACCAATATAGAATTATTAGAATATCTTTAAATATCAACTCATTAAATATTATTTAAGATTATAGATAAAAAAAACCCCCAAGATAAAACTTGAGGGTAAGTTTGGGAGGAAAACTCTATACTATTTAAAAAGTTGATCGGTACTTTTCATATAATCATCAACTTTTACTTCAACATTTTTACTTGGAAGATATTTATCTGCACCTTTCAACCAACATTTAACACAAATATAATAATCATTTTCAGCAACAAATAAGTATCTTTGTTGTTCTTTATTACATACGGAACAACTAACAATATCTGTTGAACGTGGAGCAATACAAGTTGATCTAGTCATTTGAATTACTTTGCAAGTTAAATTGATCTTTATCATTAATATGATAATCCTTTAAAGTAACCACTTTAATATTGAAAGTAAAACCATCAATACCAAGAGCATTAAATTGATCAACTATTGATTGGCTCATTTTTTGGATAATATCAACTTGTTTTAAAAGATTGTTAAGATCTTTAATAGGAACAACTGCCATACTTTGAAGATCATCTGCTTTATTATTTACAACTATTTTTCTTTGCATTTTTTTATCCTTTATAAAGTTAAAAATTAATTAGCAATTAAGATCAGCTAATATATAATTATTATTCTTAATCTTTTTTAATGTCAACTTTTTATTTTCATTCAAGAATAT